GCTCTTCATCTAGGAGTGAGGCGACAAGGGCGGTCGGGTCGTTGATATAGCCGAAGTCTAGACCCAGAAGCAACTGACAGTTCTTCAAGTCTTTTGGATCAAACTCCTGCTTACACCAGTTATTATACACTAACTTGTCTAGTGAACCGAACTCTCCTTCAGCGTATATCTTATAGAAAACTGGGTTGGTATTTTTCAATAGAAGAAGTGATTCAATATACTCATGCGGCAACCACTTGTTATCTTTATACGTTGTTTGGAAAATAGAGCATTTTTTTCGGAAGTCCTGAACTTCTTCATTATCGGGTTTAAAAAATAGCAAATAACACCAATTAGCTTTGCTCACGGGGTTAAAACTTAAAAAGATTTGAAGGTTTGGTTTCATACTTCTGATACGTAAATCAACCTGGTTAAAATCATCTTGAGTGAACTCAGTTGCTTCTTCTAGCCAAGCATCTGTAATGCCAGTAATAGATTTTAACTTCTCTTGATCGTCCAAGCCCATAAATAAAAATGTACTTCCATTTGGAAGGACAATAGTCAAATCAGTATTATTAACTCTACAATATGATAAGACAGACCACTCACTCAGCGTTTCTTTAATAATACTAAACGTACTATTTTTACTAGTGCGCCCAACTTTCCTTAAAACAAGTATTTTTCTTTCATTAGTCAGAGCCTTATAAATAAGTTTCTGTGCTAGGAACTTACTTTTGCCTGAACCAGCGCCACCATAATAAACCTAGTAACGCTTGCTGTAGTCCAATAGATGAGATAGATAAGCAGGATTGAATATATCTTTATGTATTTCTATCTGCATATTAATCTACCAACTTTACTTCTATCTTTTGCTTGTCATCTTCTTTATCTTTTGCTTCTAATTCTTTTAGCTTGAAGATGGCGGCTTGGATACCTTTAACTGCTGCTATCTTATCTTTATCGGCTACTCCATCACCGTCTACAATTTCAGCCAATTTCTGTGAACACCAATCTAAATCAAACTGCTATGTAACTTCTTTCTTTCCTTTTGCTACATATTCTTTAATTTCATCATTATAGCAAAGAACTACTGAAGCCATTTGTTTTGCTGTATTTCTATTGCAGTTAGGATGAGTAGCCATCCATGCTTCGGGGGCGTGGAATCCATTACTGAGATATTCGTCAGCAAAATCATAATACTTTTTCAAGGTAGCTGGGGTGGGATGGTTAGCCTTATATTTCTTTCTCTCATATGGGGGCAGGTCATCTACTTTCATGCCCTCTGGTAAATCTTTAGCCATCGCGCCACCTTTCTACTTCTTCTATACTTATATTAAAAATCTTACAAGACACATAATTCATTTTTGACCTTACTTTATTATATCACACCACGGGGCTGCTGTCAAAAATTTTTTGAAAATTTTAGGACAACTTTGGAAAATCGTTCCATTACAATTTTAATTATACTATGTCAGAGAGAAAGTTGGAGGACTTTAACAATAGTAAAGGAGTAATTAAAATGGAAAATTTTAAAGAAATTCAAGCAAAACATTATGCAGAACATGAAGCATCAAGAGCCAAGTATGAAAATAAAGTTGGCATTTATGCTATCACTTGCAATAATAATATAGTTTATGTTGGCAAATCAACTAACTTATTCAATAGGTTTGTAGCACATGAAATGAACGCTATGGAGCCAACAGAAAGAGACTATCACACAAAAAAATATACTGAATTAAGAGAAGCTGTTATGGGGGGCGCCACTATATCATACATTGTTCTAGAGTATTGCAGCAAGGAACAGCTGGCTGCCCGTGAATCTTTTTATATTATGAAATACTGGCCTGCCCTTAACCGCCAAACTCCCCAAGGTAACAAGCCTGTTGAGTCTATAGAAAAATACTGGAAGTAAAAATTTTTGAAAAATTTGGGACAAACTAGGAAAATTACATAGAAGTAAAAATCAATATATAATGTCAGAGGGGAACTCTGAAGAGTCTCTAAAAGTATTTTTAGTATCACCCATTGACACATATTGTCATATATATTCTGCCATATTATGCATGACATTGACTTTTGAGAAAAAATTTTGTACAATATAAGTACAAGATGAAGAAATCCAAAACTCAAAAGCCTATATTAACTCCTTTCTTTTGTGGGGTGGCTAGTCCTCCATAATTAATCTATAATAGCCACCCCACTTTTTCTTAAAGGAGTTGGGCAACTTTAGTAAAACTATTTAGAAAGGAATTTATAATATTATGGAAGAAAGAATTAGAGAGATCTGCAACGAACTGAAATATGATTATGGTATTGAGTTCAAGGATATTGCAAAAAGATTAAATGTAAGTCCGTCATACTTCAATAGAATGTTACACGGCGGCAAAAGATTCTGTGGTAGGTATTTTGATGAAGTTCTTCGGATGTATGAAGAACAAAAGAAAAAGAGACAGGAGTATATCAATGGAAACAATTGAATTAAATTACAAAAGAAGCATTAGCATAGAGGATGATTTTATGGATAAGCAGATAGATGATTTGTTGTATGGAGCAATGTACAGTCTAGCTACTTATAAACCTGGCAATCTCCCAAATGGGGCAGGCGGCAAGATGTATTTAACAGAGAGTAAATATAAAAGCAATAAGAAAGCATTTTATACATTATTCTCACTTAAAGAAATTAAAGATCAACGCCACGCCCTCCAGAGACACTTACAGAAATTAATTGATAATAAATTAATAGATAAAGAAGTCGTTGATGGAAAAACAAGTTATATATTTAATAAACCAAAAGGAAGATTCTATTCAATATCAATAGAGATTCTGAAAAGATTGAGTATTGCAAAGTCTACAAATTCAATTAAAGTTTTTGTTTATTTAGCTTATCAAGATGAATTAACAAGAAAACTTATTGAAAGGGGCGAGCGTAAAGATAAATATAGCTTTACTCAAGTTGAGCTATTGAGAATGTTAGATTATAAAGCTGAAACAGGCAAAAATGCAAATGAAATGATTAGAATCATTCTTGAAGATTTAAGTGAAACAGGCTTCATTAGATTTGTTCCATACAAAGAATACAGAGAAATAGAAGATAAAATAGTTCCAATTCCAAGATTGAGACTATTGATGGTAGCAAAGAATGAACAAGAGAGACAGATGATTAAAGCTCTCAATAATTCTCATGAAGAAGAAGAATCAGCCTTTGAAGTAAAAGAGGCGGCCCCTGAAGTAAAAGAAGAGGCGGCCCCCGATAAAATTGCAGTAGGTTAGTTTCACTTCTAACCTACAAGCAAAAATGGTGTAAAAAATAAGAGTACGATTGGTGTAAAAAATAAGAGTACGATTGGTGTAAAAAATAATAGAATACTCATTAGTTATGGAAAAACAGAAGTTTCCGACGGCATTAGGTTAATTGCAACAAGTTGCAATTAACAAAGGAAATCTTCTCGGTCAGGGGGGACAATAGAGAAGAAGAAAGGAAACAATAGAGATGAATCAAAAGGAGAAAACTGATATGCACAGATATTATATGGAAGATGAACTCTATAAATGTGAATCAATAGAGAATAAACTTATAGAGCGAGAACATCAGAAACACCTAAGACTTGCTTATATTCAAGAGAAAAAGCAAGTAGAGAGAACAGGTTATAATTGGAATTAATCCAATAGAAAAGGAGCTAATAATGAAAGAATATCAAAAGGAAGAGAACAGAGGGGCGGCCCCAGATCAAAATGAGAAGAGTCTAGTCCAAAGGATGGATGAAGCTGGGGCGCGCCGTGATTAGATGCTAGATAAGTTAGATAACATCCAGAATGAACTGGATGAAATGTACAAAGAACAATAGGAAAGATACAATAGACTCAAGAGAATGAAAGAGCTTGAGGATATGATGAGATAGAACTACCATTATCAAGAAGGGCTGTACTGGTCAGATGAATGGTAAAAATAAAAATAAGGGGACGCCTTAGTTGGCGCCCCCATTTTTTTTGTATATCTATTCCATAATAGTCATTAAGTCTTCGATGTAGCTATTCCCGCCCTACTCTTTATAGTGATTGAACCTTTTGTTGAGCAGGTCCCATTCAATATCATCTAACTGTTCTGGGTGTTCTTTGAACTGGTGGTATTTACTCACTATCCAAGCCTTAATGCCATCTTTATCGCTTTCAATCAATAGAGCCATTGACTTACTCAACTTCTCTATTGTCTATTGATTCTTTTTTATGTATTCATCTTGGGTTTCATCTTTATGATCGTTTTCATAACTTTCATCTCTTACCTTCTTATAATAAATCCATAGCTATCTAGCTTCTTTGATGGCAACAGCAATCATAAAAATGAAAATAATAATATCCTTTATTGAATACGCTCCTAAAAGCTCTATCATCATAACCTCTTTCTAGGGGTTATGCTCCTGTGCTCAACCAATAGCTGTGACTCAGTTCAGTTATATTATTGAGCGTGTTCTTGTTTACTATTGCTTGTGCTTCACTTAATTCTTTATAGATATCATCAAAAGAAACGAGAGCATCCCCTACTACTATACAAGAATTAGATGGGTTAGATGAATCTACTTTGACCTTACTCACTCTCATCGTTTCTTTAGTTTTTTTATAACTGTCAAGCACAATAACAGAATCACCAATATCTAGTGGGGTCTGCCCCAGCATATCAGTGTTAATAGTATAAGATATAGCAGGTCTACTCAATACTTTCAGTCTATACTCAGCAATATCTTTAAGGTCATTAGGATTATCAATGTCGTTTATTACATAATATGCAGTTATAATCTCATCAGTATATTGATGATTTTCTAACCAAATGCACCCATCATTGACAACATTGATAGTTGAATTATTTTTACCAATAGGAATCAATCTAGTTACCAAATCATAGCTGTTACTAGAAAATTTAAGATGCGCGTTGGCTCTGCTAAAAGTAACTAGATCCTTGGCGCGCCCCATCTTATACCTGGCCCACACATTAATCTTCTTTTCTTTTGTATCATAGTAATATTCACATTGATACAATTTTTTCAGTCTTTCTATTGCATCAAAGACTGTCATATATTGAAGAGTAAGACCAAAGGCGCCTGCAATAGGTGTATGTATCTCATAGCTCCAATCAGTTTCTTGAAGAGCTTCTTTTAAGCAATCTTCAAAAGTTTTTCCAAGACCAATGAGTGAATCTATGCGTTTACTCTTTAACTGCCCAAAAAATGGCAAACAATAAACCTCAACTCTATCATTTTTAGTAGCATTGACTTCTTTTACTTTATAAAGATAGTCATTGATTTCAATTACTTCTTCCTCTTGAATAGCAACAGAATAAGGAATAGCAAACTGGGCAGTTTGATACCCAGTTGCTAGTTCTTTTATAGTTACTAAATCAATGGTGGGGGAAGTAGAACCATCACTTCTAGTAAACATTTAATCCCCCTTATCAATAGAATGGAGTGTATGTAACACTGACATTAGTTACATTAGTAGCCTTAACTTTAATTGTATTTTCTCCTTGTACGAGGGTGGGGCGGTCAAATGCGTCATAATCCTCAACAAAGGTACCATTCATTCTAGCTACATCATCAATCACAAGCTCGCCGATTTCATTTGGTTTGCAAGCAATATAATTATTATTTATATAAAGTTCAACAGGATCATCAATAGAATCAACAGTAAGAGTAAGTTTGCAGGGGGCCGCCACACCAGGATTAGTAACAGTAATTGTTTGATATACATCATATTGTGGTGCAGGTGTATATGTAGTTACGTCCTCAGTTTCTTCAGGATAGGTCGGCGCCGTAGTCTTATAATAGACACCATATACTCTTTTTCTATTGTATTCTTTAGTCTGTCCATCTCTTGATACTAGCAGTGCAAAATTAGCATATCCATCTTTCGTGCCTGCTAATGTCTTTAATTTAGTTTCTATCTCTGTGTCACTCAAGCCCCCAATAGGAACAATGTAATAGCCAACATAGTTGGCATCTGAAACTGACTCTGTATAGAGTTCCAGAACTGTATAGTCTGGAATCTCTATTGAGTCATATTGTTTATTGGGAAGAGTGACTAATGTACTTACTTTAGCCATATCTTCTCCTTATCAATAACTTGTTACCTTCAGATAAATGCTTGCAACAATATTATCTTGGCTACCTTTATACTGTTGTACGTGTACATTACCAGCCTTAGCAGCCTTACATACTGCATACCAGCGCCCCTTGTTATCTTTCCCTTCACGAACAAAGGATATTGCACTTGTATTATCATAAGTCCAACCACCGAAGCTAAAGTTAGGAACAGGCTGTACTACATAGAACTGAGTTTGATCAATTGCTGATAGTCTCATCTGTTGTGTTGTCTGTGTAGTTGTGTTGCTCTTGTGCTTTGCTAATGCGCCACTGTAATCATCATTATTGATATCATCAAGACTCTGATATAACCAAAGCACTGAAGGATCTGTCGGAATAGATGGCTCAGGTCCAGGAATCTCGCCAGGTTTAGCCATCGGTGAAGCAGGTGCAGCGCCTGTATTTGTTCCATCTGTCCAAGGATAGAATGTCATTGTGTCGATATCATAAAGACCATCATCAAAGTTATTTACAAAGCAGTTCTTAACTGAGCCATCAATAGGAATTAAGTCATATAGTTTAGTTCCTGTTTCTTTTGGGCCAGCCCAGATAGTTACACGGCATAGATCAAACATCCTATTGGCGCCGATGGTGATTTGAGTACCACCAGTCAATGTCTTATCAGTAACATCAATGTAAGTTCCATTGAATTCAATCTCACTTCTGTTGTTACCAATATCTAACCAACCAACTTTTCTCATTGGCACATGAGCAATAGACTCATAAGTAGTAACAATTACTTTTCCTCGAGAAGAAGAATTAGTGAATACATTAGCTTCTTGTGCTGTGCCTACTGGCCCCCAGTTGAGTTTCTGTTGATATACGCTCATCTGATTGTTCTTGTTTCCATTATGGTCAAATAAGGTTTGATAGGTAGTGGCCTCTCCAGAAGTAGATAAATCTAGATCATACCAGCGCCCAATCACTTCAACAGAAAGATTAGACTGCTTATAGGCATCAGCAATAGGTAAGATGAACTTATAGGCATTACCAGACACACTTCTCCAAGTAACGCTAGGATAGTTCTTACCACCTGGAATATCTGCAAATTTATCAACTTGTTTCTTATTATAATATATATCAATAGTGGTAATAGATTGGGCTTTAGCTAGACTGAAGTCATCACTATGCTGGACCTGCCCACTTAATGTACCATATGCAGGCTTGTATTTATTAAGGTCAACGCCCCTCTTACTAAAATATTCATCAAAGTCTTTAGCTGTGATTGTTTCTGTTGATACATACTGTTTTTCTGTTGCAATTAATTCATGCAAATCAGAATCCTCAAAAGCAGCTGTGTAATAAGCTACAGTCGGCGCCCAATTCACATAATAATTAATTGTAAGTAATTTTCCAGCTTTTTTAGTAATTGCAAAATTTTGAGTTACTTCTGTTCCTTTTGCTATTGCATTTTTAAGTTCAATAGTAACTAAGAACTTGCCATTCTGAACACGGGTAGGCTGGAATGAACCGTGTACATAGCACTGAAAATCTAAATCAATATCATCAAATCTGATGGTACTTTCTTTTAGATTATCAACTAATTTGCTTGTTTCTTTATATGCTTCATCTTCATTATCAGTATCAATTAAAAACTTTAACTGAATAGTTCTAAAGTCTCTCAACTGATTAAGAAGAACTCCATCTAGTGCCTCATCGTACCAATCTGTAATGCTGTTGTATGTTGAGGTATAGATGATTCTGTCTTTCAACTTTACTTTAGTTGGAAGAGTGGTGTTATTTATCTTCATCCCATTCTCCTTTTTACAGCTAACCCTAAATCATTCAAAAGATTAGTTCCAAAGTTTTGAGAGGCGCCCTCGACTGTATTATCTAAATCAATAGTAGAAGGACTCTCATCATCAACAGCATCTACAGAATTGAGAACTAAGTATTGAGACTCTTTAACGTCATTTATTTGTGTTAAAAGATTCATAGACTTTTCTCAACTCCTATTCATTCTATTCCTATGTTGAAACAAAAGGCTCAACTGAAAGGGGCTGGGCAGGTACGTAGTGACTCCAGTCTGCCCACTCTCTTAGATTCTTTGCTCTTGCTTCATATGCTATATTAATCTATTCTACACTAGCTGTAAGAGGTAAGTTACATTCCTTACATACTAACTTCATCTACTTGATTTCCTATTGTGTGGTTCTTGATGAAAAGCCATTACTTTCTACAAAATCGTCAATAAATTTCTTAATAAACGTCTGCCCGTATTTAATGTTCATCAATAGCCAAAGTAAGTAAGGATGTTTGCTATCAATACAGTTAATGAAAATGATTTTTGTTCTTCTATTACTATCTAAAAATTCTTGTAGTCCTATTAATTTATTAAGTCCTAAGCTGAATGTATAAATAGTCCCAAATAATTCAAGATTCATGGGCGGCCCCCCTTAATTGAGAGGGCCAGTGCCAGTGAACATTACATTATATCTCCAGCCTTTTGAAAAATCTGACTGGATAGGGAAGCTAGTTACATAAGCCTCACCCGAATAAACAACTGAACCATCAGTCATTTTTAAATCTACTTTGCTATTGTTTAAAAAGGCGTTCTTAATAGCTGTCCACCCTTCATCATCTTTAATTACTAGACCTGTGCAAGCAACTGACCAGCTCTTCACATTAGGAAGAACCTATTGCCAATTCATTGCAATCATATCTGTGACATCTGCAAGTTTGACATTAGGTCTTAATGAAGCTGAGGTTTGGCCGCCTATTACAACGTCCCCAATGGAAACTAATGTATTAATTCCTTTAATTGTTGGTGTTACCATCATTAGTCTCCTTTCCTTCAAGTGCAATATCATAAACTGCTATTGCGTGTTTCATTACTGCGCCTGTTGACTTATCATCAAGAATTTTAAAACTCTTTTCAATTACAAATACAACAGGATCTAACTCATAAAGTTTCTCTAGGCTTCCTGCTATCTTCTTCTCCATTTCGAGAATTTCTTTCTCACCACTATATTTAGACCACATATCTACTTTGAATTCAACAGCATTGATGAAGTTCTGTTGAAACATTGTTCTTTTGATATTGTTAGTTCTTATTTGACAATAGGGAAGATGTCTTCTCTGTCCATCTATTGTATATGGATTATCGTAAATAGTATAGCCTAAGTCTTTTATGATATTATAAAACTTTGTTTTTACATCTATAATCATAAGACTTGCTCCTTAATAAATATCTACATCAGCTGAATAACCTTGATCTGTGTCTTCAGTATTATCTCCATTTTTCATAGAGAACATATCTTGAATAATACTAAGAAGACCATTGAGCATACCTATCAGTATAGAAGATAAGACCATTTCTATTAGAGAACCACCTGCGCCTGCTTTCTAGGCTTCCTACATTCGAGCTTCTATCTAGGCTTGATACTGTTCTTTATCCTACTGTTCAGCATCTTGCCAAATTTGTACACAGTTGGCGTGTAACTCTTCTGCTACTGATTCTAGGTTATCTTCAAAATATGGCTGGGCTTCCATCTTATAAGTGCCATACTCTACATACTCGGCATAGTTTGTGTCTGCATAAGCTGTGAATCCCATATATTCTATCTCACAAGAGATAGATGCTTGTAATGTACCAGTATCAACTGGTACATCACTCGTAGCTGCATCCATAAATTCATCAATAGCTTCACGAACTGCATCTGAATAATCAATGTCCCTGTGATA